GACCGGACGCACAGCACACTAGGTCCAGGTAATAATATGGCTGGACCTAGTGTGTCGGCGGAGAAATTGCGGGGGCAATTTTTCCGCTCTCTTTTTTCTAAAAACTATCTCGGTTCTAGGGATTGTGCGCTGTGGCTCTGCGAGGCTTGAATTTGTTTTTTCCAGTCCCCGGCGACCCATAGGGTAGCCCCGCCGGTGCCTGGCAAAAAACGCTAGATGTAGGTGGATAAATTATTCGATCCATGCAGTACAGATCGAGTTTTTTTTTATTTATTACGTAAGCAATTTTCCGCAAATTTACTATATAAGGAGGGCATCCCCACAAGAATAATCGTACAAAATGGTGACTCCTATTCTTGACTCTCTAAACAACCCTTTCTTGGATATGAATGCTAGACTACCTTCTACTAGAAGACAAAGAATTACTCAAATTGATGGGGAAGAAGTGGCAACTAGAGATGTATTGAGAGCAGTACAAAGCGCTATCAAGAAGTACAAAAACTATTTGGAAAAGACAGAGACTATCCCAAATGATGTAACTTTGGAATACTGTATTCAATCGTACGTATATTATGTGGAAGCTTATGCAGTTTTAAGATATAATTAATATATTAAACAGTTTCGGTACCAATAGTAACACCAATTTCGGTAGACTGAATAGTAGAGATATCGGCGACAGTTCCTCTAATAGCAACTGTACCACGACCGACATAGGACAAGTTATACTTTTCAACTTGGTTTTTCAGAGATTTTAAGTGTAGTTTTCTAGAAACGACAACACCTAATCTTCCAGGAGCGAGAACTGGCTCGTTTTGAGCAGGCTGAGCTCCTTCATTGGGAGTAACTAAATGAGAGGCTAAACCTTGGCATTCTAAAATACAGACTACCATTCCAGCGGGATATTCCTCGGTCGCGGTAATAACTTGGAGTTTTTGAAATACATTAATATTGAAAGAATTAGTCAACTTATAAATATCTCCACCGGCCATGGTAACTGATTTACTTTTTACAGGAGCCCATGATCCTTTTAAACGCCTATTAGCTAAATGAATATAAGGCATTGTAACTAAGTTTTCAATTTGAGTTACAGTAGGTGGAATATAGCCAAGATTATTTTCGTTACCGGCCAAAGTTGGTTCAATAATAATAGCGGGATTAGATTGTAACGTATTAGTATACAATTGATTAGCTAATTCATCTTGACTATAGATTTGAAGAGGGCTTTCGTTTTGGTTTTTTAAAGACTTAAACCAAGTAACTTTCATAGTAAACGGAAGGGTAGACAAATTAATAAAATCCATATAAATAGTAGCAGACTGACATCCAATCCAATCACTATCAGGAGAAGTGTCAGCAGGCATAAAAGATCCGGAAACTTGTCCTTGGCTAGGATTCAACGAAAACCAATTTCTATTGCTAAGAACACCGAGATTAGTATTGCCAGGAGAATCAGAATCATTAAGGTATTGAGATCTAGTACCAACAGCACAAATATTATAAAAAGATTTGGTGGTACCAAGCCAAGTGAGTTCGTAATTATAATAATCGCGGTATTCAAGATTATTATTTTGTACTCTTTTCAAAGGTTTGTTAACATTGAATTTCAAAAACCCAGATTTAATTCCAGCAACAGTATTTTCGGTCATATTAAATTTAATCTTTTTTTTGGTTCGGGTAACCGTATACGATTCGTGGTCGTCTTTCTTAATTGACTCCGTGATATGTTGCGTAATTCGGCCGCTTTGAGACTGTACATGTCTTCCCTTCAAATACGAACCGAAATTATAAGCTGCTAAAGCGGCAGCGTACGTGGAATACCGACGACCATTAAATTCGAACATTATTATATTAGGTTAACTATCTTCTACGTCTGTAAGCTGTTCTTCTGACTGGCCGACGCATTCGGAACGGACGACGACTCGATACGCGGCGAATACCGTAAGCAGGGCGGTTACGGCGGACAGGACGGCGAGAAACTCTTCTTGCATAAGGCATTTATTAGTTAGGAAAAGTCGATAACTTGTTCTTGAGATACTTTTTCAATTACTTTAAATCTACGCATAATAGGATTCACAGTTTGGGGATCAATCCAAATCTGTTCAGGAGTATAATTAGAAGTGACGATTACAATTTTAGGACGGATGTACTTCATCGATCCTTTGATACTAGCTTGCATAGGCCAGCGATCGGCAAGTCTTTTCATTAATCCTCCCCATTTGACTTGATAAACATCAAAGTCTTCTAAGTATACAACATCATGGTCATCGTAGCCATCAAACCATTTCAAATCGTCCATAGATTTTTTGTAGCAGTCCGGAAAACTAGTCTCAACGGAATAAGACTTTCCAGTACCAGTATCACCATAGATCCAGAAACATTTCACATCTACAGGAGCGGGTTTGACAGCGTGATCTTTAGCAATAGACTTGAGAGTAGAATAACAGCGAATATAAATATCGGCATCAATATCCTCAATTTTACCTTCTTTAGCAAGATCACGAGCCCTCTGCCAACGTAGTTTCTCAGCTCTACCCTTATTATCATTAGTAACCGGTTTTTCTCCTCTCTCAACGAGTGCAGCACTTTTGGAACAATACTCTCCATTCTGGGAAATAGATCCTTGCATAATTTCAATATGACATCCTGGAAGTAATGCAATAACAGCAGATTTAGTCTTTGGATTACTAAATGAAATAAACCCTTGCAAATGCGGAGTACCAGAAACACCAACTTCTTTTGAATAGCCGATATAACGGCAGACAACATTATCGACTAAAGTAGTGTCAGGATAATTGTTGAAAGTAAAACAGAAGTTTCGGTGACGCGACATTTTGTTCGGTTAGACCGGACGCACAGCACACTAGGTCCAGGTAATAATATGGCTGGACCTAGTGTGTCGGCGGAGAAATTGCGGGGGCAATTTTTCCGCTCTCTTTTTTCTAAAAACTATCTCGGTTCTAGGG